CGGTGGAAGCAGTATCAGGAACAGATGAAACGAGTGGTTGATGACATCTTTGAAAGGCTTAAAGCTGACAAGCATTTCCGAGCTTTATTGCAAAACAACATTCAGAAGCAGTATGATACCATTAGGGTAGGTAATTCCACGCATTTAATTAAATAAGCTATAAGGAGGGTTTCTATTATGGCTACAACTACTAAGAAGAATGACAGCGAACGCTCTTGGCGAGATGTGCAGCGTGAAAGCGAAGCTGCTGCCAAGAAAAGTGATGAGAATACTGATACTAATCCTGCACATCAGGACATCGTTAATGCAGCTCAAGTTGGTCGCACTAATGATGAAGACCTGAGTGTTGGTCTTACGCTCGAAGAGCAGCGTGAGCAAGGTGTTGCTGAAGAGATGCGTAAGAACGCTGAAGATAATGCTGTCCAGGCTGGAAGCGAAGACCCAGACGACAGCTTCCTTCGCCCAGAAGGTCTGATGCCAGAGGAAGAGGCTCGTGATAACCGACCTTCTACTGGTGAGCTGACCAGTGGCGACAATGGTACAGACAACAGTGGTGCTCGGAAGAGTAACACCAAGTCCAGCAAATCCAGCAAGTAAGTAACAATTTAATCCCAAGATAGAAGGTACTAATCCTATGAGTAATTCCAAAGTAATCAAGGGCAAGCAGAGTAATAATCAGGCTGATTCAGTTCAGCCTGGTTCTGTTTTTAAGAAGGTAGTCGAAGACGAGAAGGAAGAATACATCCTCGTTAATGGCGAGCTCGTACCTAAGCCCCAAAAAGAGCATAAGATTCAAGAAATGGTCGAGCAGGATCAGGAAGCTGAGATTGACGAGCGTGTTGAATCTGAATTGGCGAAGCGTTTAGCTGAAATGCCTAATCCGAAAGACCTGGATGACGGTACGCCACTTGGCAAGATGAAAGCCAAGAAAGCACAAAAGGCACTAGAAGAGGCTCGAAAACAAGCCCGTCAGAGAGTGCAGCGAATTGTCAGCAAACGCAAGACTGCCTTAACCAAGATTGGCAACTTTGATGAGTTCGCAGTTGTGGTTGAGGAAGCTGCCGACCTTTACCCTCGCTGTGATTTCGAGGTTGGTGAGCACCAAGTCAATTACAACAAAGGTACTGAATCGCATATTAACGAGCGTTACTTCGTTAAAGTCATTCGCCCGAACGGTGATACTCGCAACATGAGTATTTCCGCTAAGGAAACGACATTTGAGCACTTAATTCAGTTCTTAGACGAAGCAGCAGTTTAGGAAGCATCCATGAGTGGGATGCTGCACTTCGATCCACACCCGAAGCAGCAGGAAGTTCTGAACGATGACCACCGCTATAAGGCACTCAATTGGGGTCGTCGGGTAGGTAAAACATACTTCCTGGTTATGTTCGTATTGTTAATGGCTCTCAAAAAACAGGGGAGGTACTGGATTGTTCTCCCTACTTATAACCAAGCCAAGAAAATCTATTGGAAGCCTTACATTGAGCCCCTGATTTATCGGGGGTTCGCTCAATCTAACCCAGATGTGGCGAAGATCAATGAGCAGGAACTTTCCGTTACCCTTAGCACTAACTTAGCCATTAACCTTAATGGTGTTATTTACGAACATGACCCCTCGCTGCCACCTAGCACGATAGAACTTATCGGTTCGGACATGGCGAATGTTCGTGGTGCTGGTCTTGATGGCATAGTTTTTGACGAGTACGCCTATCACAAGCCTGAAAAATGGGAGCTGGTATTTGAACCTATGCTATTAACCACACTTGGTTGGGCTATCTTCGCTTCCACGCCTAACGGTTTTGACCACTGGTACGAGCTGTGCATGAACGCCCAGAAAGACCCCGATTGGTTCTATTCTCACGCCACTGGTTACGATAACCCCCACATTCCGAAAGATGAGCTTGAAAAACTCCGCAAGAAAAGGGGTGAAGATGTCTTTGCTCAGGAGTACTTAGCTGAGTTCCGTCGCATGAAAGGCCTGGTCTATAAGGAGTTCAACCACGAAGTCCACATTATTCAGCCTGACGACATCCCAACTGTCGGCACTTATTACATGAGTATTGACTTCGGCTTTACGAACCCGACAGCAGTTGTGTTTGTGATGAAAGACTACGATGAAAACTGGTATGTCTACGATGAGGTGTATGAACGGGAGCTGACAATGGACAAGCTCTACCAAATCCTGAAAGACAAGATGGGGGACAAACAATTCACGCTTATAGGAGGTGATTCGGCTCAGGCAGAACATATCGCTACCCTTCAGCAGAAGGGAATCCCGATTGTGCCAGTTTCTAAGAGCAGCAATGAGTCAATCCAAGCTGGAATCCGTAAGGTTAAAGAGTTGCTTCGAGTGCGTGAGCAATTGGAAGGCAAACCAAAGCCTAAGCTGTATGTCTCCTCTACCTGCCAGAACTTCATCAAAGAAATGGATGGCTATGTTTATATGCAGGGGTCTACCGAGCTTAATGAAAAGGAAATCCCCGTTAAGAAAAATGACCACCTCATGGATGCCATTCGTTACCTGTTTATGGTACTCGAACAGATTGAGGGTGCTCAACATAACACCTACGCTAACTTTAAGCGACCAGATTTGAGTTAGGAGAAAAAATGAATCCATCCCCCCAAGCTATCAAACGAAATAAAGAAATTGCCCTTGAGTTCATAGAGAAGGTCATGGACAGTATGACCTTTGGTAGTCTACAATTTGAAGTGAAAAAGCATAAAGGCTTGGTAGGACAGATAATCATACATGGTCATCGTTCAGTCGCCTACCGCACGAGTGAGGAAGCAATAAGCAGTTTAGGAGAACACATGGTAGAGCGACTGGCAGCATTAGCAAAGGAAAGCTTTACTGGAACTGTCTCTCCTGCTGTAATATACAAAGAAGGTGAAATCACCCGACTCATACTAGATGAGTACCATGAAGTAGATTTATTGAAATTACAAAGAGGGAACGGGCATGGCAACAACTCTGTTAGATGAATATAACGAGGATTATGATGCCCTTAAAGATAAGTTTGATGAGTTCAATGAGCTAGAAAATATTATCTTGGGGGTTGTCAAGAATCCAACAACTGGTCAAATAACTTCAAAAGTAACTGACTTTCGCACCTTTGGGCTCAACCTAGAGGCAGTTGAGCGATCATTATCACAGCCTCCACAGGGGTTAGTTCGAGCACTTGATCTGGATGACATGGGCAAATCGCTCTTAGCCCAGATGATCCTTTACAAATACTTTATTCCGAACGATAAGATACCGTACTCACACTTAACCAAACTCCGAATGTGGGCATTTGCATCGAAGATTTACGGTGCAAGCTACATGATGTATGACATCTGTTACCGAGATGGTTACGCAGGTGTCGCCACCTCTCTTTTGCCAGTTCGCTCAGTTATTCTGCAGAAAGGTCGCCACTCTGTTAAGGATTCCGACCATGTATGGGTTGAATCATATGTTTCGCCTAAGTGGGTAGAAGACCTTAAAAACCAAGACGGGGTAGATAAAGCAGTTGTCGAGGCAATCCTTAAAAACTCTGACAAGCAAAAAGATGAACAGAAGATGTCCGAGTTTGAGAAGCAATACAATACCCGTCGGGTTGCCACTGACCAATGCCACATCTTAACCAAGTATGAAATGGGTAGTAGCGGTCTTTGGACAATTATTGATCCCGAAACAGGCAAGGCTGCCAAAGAGGTCGAGAACCCACATGGTTCAGACCGAATCCCAATCTCTGACCTGCATTGTGTACCGTTTGGTGATAATCCGTTTGGTATCAGTAATGTTCAAAGGAGCAAGCCAGTTCAGCAAACTATGGACAGCCTGATTAAGCTGTACCTGCGTGGTGTTGAAATGTCTGTTTTCCCACCAATTATCGGTCAGCCTAACATCTTGAAGTATGGTTTGGATTACTCGCCTGGTGCATTGTGGATCGAGCAAGTTCCGAACTCTATTCGTCGCTTTGATACGAACCCTCAAGGTATGCAGACCTTCCAAGAGGCGTATTCCTTCTTTAACGGAACGCTGCTTAACCAATATGGTACGACTGATACCACTGTTACTCGTGAAGGTGCTCTTGATCCAGGTTATGGTCGGACACCTGCAGCTTTGCAGAAGCTTGAAAAACGGGAAAACACCGTTGATGCCTTCTCTAAAGCCATGCTTGACGAAGCAATTGAAGACCTCTACGACGGGGTTATTGACCTGTTCTGTAACCAAATGGTCGTGCCAATCCCAATTGA